TTATGGACGCATTATGGACATTCCTGACACCGGGTTAAGAGTCACTGCATCTTGTAAGAAATCCGGTGCAAAGTGTGCGTAGGTCATAGTTTGCTGAATGTTAGAATGACCCAGGATGCGCTGCAATGTGATTATGTTACCTCCATTCATTATAAAATGTGTGGCAAATGTATGCCTCAAAACATGCACTGCCTGTCCGTCAGGTAAATCGGGTTTTACTTCCCTGAGAGCGTTGCGCACTTTGTAGTAACTGGCATTAAAAAGCCTGCCTGAATTTTTGGTCTTGATCCGTTTAATCAGGTCCTGCGAAACGGGAATTGTCCTGCGCTTTCCGTTTTTAGTTTTCATAAACGTAACCATCTGGTTAATGATGTGTTCAGCTTTTAAATTAGACACTTCACTCCAGCGTCCACCAGTAGAAAGGCAGACCAGAGTCGCATTTAATTCATCACCATCGAGCATGGATAACAGCCGTGTAATCTCTTCACTGGACAAAAAAGCCATTTCTGTAACAGCTTCACGTAATCGCTTAACCTCACGGAACGGGTTGTGAGAATGGTATTCACCGGCGTCAATTAACTTGGTGAACATCCCGCTCATTATTGCCAGATGCCGATTTACGCTGGCTGGTTTTAGACCATCGTTCATCATTACAACGCGATAATCAGTTATCGTTTTCTTTGTTAGCTGGTCAGCTCTGGACACTCCCATTTCTGCAAATTTGGCGATTATTGTCGTCAAACGCCCCCGTTCAATATCTCCACGCTCATGTGATTTTCCGTGATATATCCACCATCTGCCTAACAACTCTGTAAGAGTTCGGCGGTCGGCCGGCTTCTCCAACCACTCTTTGTTGTGGTAGTTAACCAAGACATGACGCTCGAATGCCTGGGCTTCACCTTTAGTTTTAAATTTCCGCCTGATACGTTTTCCATCTGCACCCTGCGGTCTGACGTCCACTTCATAACGACCATCATCGAGCTTTTTAATAGACATAAAGCCCTCCGATGACGCTGTTTACTTCTACTACTTGAAAATTAATGCAATTTTCTTTCGTACATTTACTGCACACATATGCTGAATAAATCGTCAGCCAGTCTTTTGGTCTGAGTGGTGCAAGGTTGTTGAGTCTTGCCCAATGTGCGCGAGCGCCGGGGCTATTTGTCCGCCAGCGGGATCAGTTTCATCAAACATGAACCAGTCACGGTACTTGCGAAATCTTTCTGGCTTGAAAAATTTCATACCTGCGTCAAAAGACATCTTTACTTTTCCCTGCTCATATCCAGCATAGGTGTTGTAGTTAATCCCAGTTAATTCAGCGACTTGCTTCCTTGTCATCCTTTCTGACTCCCTAATAAGTGCGAGTTTCTCTGCTTGAGATGTGATTTGTGTATTTGACATGAATTGTCGTATCTCGTAATTTATGTTGCATGCGACAAGCCAGAACAACGCAGAGCGGCTTCAAATAGCTCTGGTTGAATGGCACCAAAGTTGAGGATATCAAAATGAGTATTGGATCAGAAATGAATAACGATGTTGGAGAAAAAGTATCTGATCTCACAAAAAGTAAAAAATGTGACATCAAGCTCGCTGCCGCACCGTCGGATCTACTCTCGAAAGAGGGTTTTGCTCTTTACATCGGTAAGACGCCTCGCGCTGTAGCTGAAATGGCGAAAGCAGGCAAGCTGCCTGCCTTTTACATGGCAGACCCATTAAAGCCGGGAGGTCATGCTGAGTTATGGATTAATCGTCGTGAGTGGGACAAGTACGCAGCACAGCTAGTCGATGAAGCTCCATCAGAATGGCACGACTGGAAAAATCGCATTAGTTATAGCAAATCAAGACATGGCCGTGCGGCTTAAGGTGGAAAGGATGAAGGAGCCGCGTTGTATTGCTCAGTTACTGCGTAACGAAAGCCCCAGGGCGATTGACTTCACCATCACCCACGGGAAGGGACGCAAGGGAATCATTATCCGCACCAAAAAACAGAGTCCGTTAAAAAAGGCTCTGACCTTTCTGAAAAGCCGGAGGGTATGGAAATGACAGTGATGACGCTCAATCTTGTTGAAAAACAGCCAGCAACTATGCGCCGGATAATTGGTAAGCATCTGGCCGTCCCTCGCTGGCAGGAGACATGCGATTATTATAACCAGATGATGGAACGTGAACGGCTAACGGTTTGCTTCCATGCGCAGTTAAAACAGCGTCACGCAACGATGCGTTTTGAAGAAATGAACGACGTCGAACGTGAACGACTGGTATGTGCAATTGATGAATTGCGTGGGGCATTCTCAAAACGCCGTCAGGTTGGCGCAAGTGAGTATGCATATATTAGTTTTTTAACAGTCAGTCAGCGTCGCACTTTATTTATGCACGCACGACTGACAGAAAAAGAATTTAACCAGCCATACTGGCGAATTAATGAGGAATCATGTTACTGGCGTGATGCTTTATTCCGTGCATTACGTGAATTATTCAGTCTGTTTGAGTATGCGCCGACAATTCTGACGTCGGTAAAACCAGAGCAATATCTGCATTAAGTAATTAACCAAAGTTTTTAACGCACTTAATCGTGCGGGGCTTCTTTTTGCCTGGAGAAAGTCATGCATACAGTTTCTGAAAATCAGTGCGGTAAATACGCATTACTGCTGCAACAGGCCAGAACCGAAGCACAGGCCGACGCTGCGACGCGCTTTTCTTCTCATCTTGACGCCATGATTCGCCACATCACAAAGGCGGAGTTATCCCGCGTGGAGATAGTCGAGCTGCTCAGTCAGGAGTCGGAAAAATTTCACAATATCGGATTGTCTCGCGGGGAGGTGCTTTGATGTCCTGTTCTCATTCAGTTGTATTACTGAACAATGCCTTAAAAATCTCCGTTATGAAAAATGGCGATTTGTCTCTTATTCAACTTTGTCTTGATAAAGAAAAACGCGACATAACTGAATCTGTTATCGCGATTTATCAGAATGAATTAAACCTCCTGTCTGATGTGGTCAATTTACTTGTTAAACGCGCTGTATTCCACAAGCAAATTTCCTCAGTGGATGAACTGACAAAATTAACGACAGAACTTGCCAGTTATTGCGCTGATGTATCCAGGAAACTTAACGATAAAAGGAGCTGATAATGCCGGACAACGTAGATTTTATTCAGGAACAACAGGCTGAATTACTGGAGCGCCAGATTAACGCGGCAAGGGTAAAACATTGCGGTGCTTCTGCGCTGGTTTGCGAAGAGTGTGACGCGCCAATACCTGCTGCCCGTCGTGCGGCTTATCCGTCAGCCACGCGTTGTGTTTCCTGTCAGTCAGTCTTTGAAGCAAAAAACAAACATTACCGGAGAACGGCATGAGTATTCGTATTGAAATTGGCGAACGTTATGTCGTTACCAGTGACAGCTTTCAGTTTATTCTCCACGAGAAAAAGAGAGCTGAAAGCGGTAAAAACGCCGGTCAGGAATGGCTGGCGGTGGTTGGTTATTACCCGAAATTAAGCCAGCTCGTTTCCGGCCTGATGCATCACGATATTCTGACCGGAAGCGCAAAGTCTTTTGCTGATTTAAACGCGCAGGTTGAGCAACTCAGCAAGCGTTGTTCAGAGGCTTTTGGCTCATATGGCCGTTAAAGCCTCCGGGCGTTTTGTCCCTCCGTCAGCATTTGCCGCAGGCACCGGTAAGACGTTTACCGGTGCTTATGCATGGAACGCGCCACGCGAGGCTGTCGGGCGCGAAAGACCCCTTACACGTGACGAGATGCGTCAGGTGCAAGGTGTTTTATCCACGATTAACCGCCTGCCTTACTTTTTGCGCTCGCTGTTTACTTCACGCTATGACTACATTCGGCGCAATAAAAGCCCGGTGCACGGGTTTTATTTCCTCACATCCACTTTTCAGCGTCGTTTATGGCCGCGCATTGAGCGCGTGAATCAGCGCCATGAAATGAATACCGACGCGTCGTTGCTGTTTCTGGCAGAGCGTGACCACTATGCGCGCCTGCCTGGAATGAATGACAAGGAGCTGAAAAAGTTTGCTGCCCGTATCTCATCGCAGCTTTTCATGATGTATGAGGAACTCTGCGATGCCTGGGTTGATGCACATGGCGAGAAAGAATCGCTGTTTACGGATGAGGCGCAGGCTCACCTGTATGGTCATGTTGCTGGTGCTGCACGTGCTTTCAATATTTCCCCGCTCTACTGGAAAAAATACCGTAAAGGGCAGATGACCACGAGGCAGGCATATTCTGCCATTGCCCGCCTGTTTAACGATGAGTGGTGGACTCATCAGCTTAAAGGCCAGCGTATGCGCTGGCATGAGGCGTTACTGATTGCTGTCGGGGAGGTCAATAAAGACCGTTCTCCTTATGCCAGTAAACACGCCATTCGTGATGTGCGTGCACGCCGCCAGGCAAATCTGGAATTTCTTAAATCGTGTGACCTCGAAAACAGGGAAACCGGCGAGCGCATCGACCTTATCAGTAAGGTGATGGGCAGTATTTCTAATCCAGAAATTCGCCGGATGGAGCTGATGAACACCATCGCCGGAATTGAGCGTTACGCCGCCGCAGAGGGTGATGTGGGGATGTTTATCACGCTGACCGCGCCGTCAAAGTATCACCCGACACGTCAGGTCGGAAAAGGCGAAAGTAAAACCGTCCAGCTTAATCACGGCTGGAACCATGAGGCATTTAATCCAAAGGATGCGCAGCGTTATCTCTGCCGTATCTGGAGCCTGATGCGCACGGCATTCAAAGATAATGATTTACAGGCCTACGGTTTGCGTGTCGTTGAGCCACACCACGACGGAACGCCGCACTGGCATATGATGCTTTTTTGTAATCCACGCCAGCGTAACCAGATTATCGAAATCATGCGTCGCTATGCGCTCAAAGAGGATGGCGACGAAAGAGGAGCCGCGCGAAACCGTTTTCAGGCGAAACACCTTAACCGGGGCGGTGCTGCGGGGTATATCGCGAAATACATCTCAAAAAATATCGACGGCTATGCACTGGATGGTCAGCTCGATAATGATACCGGCAGACCGCTGAAAGACACTGCCGCGGCTGTTACCGCATGGGCGTCAACGTGGCGCATCCCGCAATTTAAAACGGTTGGTCTGCCGACAATGGGGGCTTACCGTGAACTACGCAAATTGCCTCGCGGCGTCAGCATTGCTGATGAGTTTGACGAGCGCGTCGAGGCTGCACGCGCCGCTGCAGACAGTGGTGATTTTGCGTTGTATATCAGCGCGCAGGGCGGGGCAAATGTCCCGCGCGATTGTCAGACTGTCAGGGTCGCCCGTAGCCCGTCGGATGACGTTAACGAGTACGAGGAAGAAGTCGAGAGAGTGGTCGGCATTTACGCGCCGCATCTCGGCGCGCGTCATATTCATATCACCAGAACGACGGACTGGCGCATTGTGCCGAAAGTGCCGGTCGTTGAGCCTTTGACTTTAAAAAGCGGCATCGCCGCGCCTCGGAGTCCTGTCAATAACTGTGGAAAGCTCACCGGTGGTGATACTTCGTTACCGGCTCCCACACCTTCTGAACACGCCGCAGCAGTGCTTAATCTGGTTGATGATGGTGTTATCGAATGGAATGACCCGGAGGTCGTGAGGGCGCTCAGGGGCGCATTAAAACACGACCTGAGAACACCAAACCGTCAGCAAAGAAACGGAAGCCCGTTAAAACCACATGAAATTGCACCATCGGCCAGACTTACCCGGTCGGAAAGAATGCAAATTACCCGTATCCGCGTTGACCTTGCTCAGAAGGGTATCAGGCCGCAGCGATGGGAGCTTGAGGCGCTGGCGCGTGGCGCGACCGTAAATTATGACGGGAAAAAATTCACGTATCCGGTCGCTGATGAGTGGCCGGGATTCTCAACAGTAATGGAGTGGAGATGATGGCAAAAATTCACGAGGTAAAGCTGCACGCAAAATATTTCGACCTTGTGCTGGAAGGAAAGAAACGCGCAGAGTTTCGGAAAAATGACCGTAATTATGAGCACGGGGACACGTTGATTTTGCATGAATGGGGGCAGGGTGTGTATACGGGGCGAAAGGTTGAAGCCCGGATAACAGATGTTACTGACCTGTCAGACTGGCTGGAAGATTATGTCTTGCTAAGTATTGAGCTGCTTAATACAGGCGCATATGAGATTGTGAACTGGAAAGAACTTAGTGAGCGTGGTCTGGTATTCAGAATTAATCATGAAATTATGCATCAGCTCGGCCTTGCTGTTATGTATGAACCAGAGACGGGGATGTCTGGCGGGGCAATGGTTGCCACGGATGGAGCATGGAACTATTCAGATGAACAGATGGAGCGTGCACAGCAAAACGGGTGGCTTGGATAATGCACAGAATACCAGGCGAGATACCGCACCATAAAACTAAAAATATCAAGCTGATGGCTATTGTTCAGCGTTTACAGCGGATTATGGTCAACGAAAATCTGACGCCCGATGAGCTGGTCGGGTGTGCCGAAATAGTCCGGGATAATTACGGGCGGTTTAATCATATCGGTCAATCAAGAGTTACGCCACCACCACGCAGACGATAGAGAACGCCGCCAGTCGTGAAACTTGTTTTCAGGGCTGGCGGGGTTGAACAACGAGCGAAGCGAGGCGTTAGTTGACAGACATATTTTTACTGCGTTGGTGCCGGTTTTTGACGGTTGAAAGGAGTTAGGTTGGAGAGCTAACAACTTACAAATATTCAAAAGTAAGCATCCTGTTGCTAACATGAGGTCGATTTTTTATGTGGATGATGCAAAAAGGATAGCTATGGATACTATAATCGCTTTTCTATCACTCGCTTTTTTCGTTGCTTTCTTCATCGGGTTAATCAAGCCATCACTGGTGCGAATGCCAAACCGCAAACGTGCAAGTGCGGTTTATCTCGGAGGAGGTTTTGTATTGAGCATAATTGGTTCAATACTCTATCCAACAGAAAAAAGCCAGCCAGTTGCCAAAACTGAAACATCAACCGTTGCAGAACACAAAGTCCAAAAAACATTCGAATATGGTGAAAAAACACTCAAGGAATATCGGAACGAGTCAAAGAAAACACGACACGATATTGTGAATAGTTACATTGATTTTAAGGAAGTGCCAGTCACCGCATCAGATGCATTTTATGCCTGCATGAGTGAGTATACATTTACCAAAGATGATGAGTTGAAACTCGGTGATGTTCTTGGGTGGTGCTTTAATGATTATGAAAATGCCCCGGATTCACTAAACAATAAAATCAATCTTGATACATTTCAGAGTAATTTTAGTGGTTGGGATGGTTCTTATCGTCCATTGGAAAAACTAATTAAAGATAATATGAACGATGATTCATCTTATAAACATGTGTCAACGGTATATCATTTGGTTTTGAATAAAGACCCGCACGCCATTGTGAAAACCACGTTTCGCGGCACTAATGCTTATGGTGGAGTGGTAAAGCAGACCGTAGCGGCGCGCGTCAACGTGCGAACGGGTGAGGTCGATTCGATACTCGACAATTAAACAATATAGTGACAAACGCCGCCAGTACTGAAACTTGTTTTCAGTGCTGGCGGGGTTAAACAACGAGCCACGCGAGGCGTTAGACTAAATTAAATTGAGGCCGAAAAATGCTTTGGAAAGTGATTACATTTGTACTTGTCGGTGTTTGTATTTTTGTTCTCGGCTTATGGCTAGGTTCTATTCAGGCTGAATGGTCGAAACCAGAGCATAAAGATGCTGTTGCTTATTTAACTATGATAGGCGGATGGGTCTCAGGAATTGCAACATCAATAGCAGTAATTGTTTCACTGTATGCGACATATCAATCATCACAAAATAATATTGAAAAATTAGCTTTATTCTATAAGCCTTACCCGAGCGATAATAATGAAAATTACTGTGCAAATGTTGAAGTGAAGAATATGCGGAGTGTTTCGGCGCATATACAAGAGTTTTGTTTGGAAATTAGTGGGGTAGATGGTCACATCAATATAAACAAACTAAAAGCTAATGGGCTACGAATCCCGTATTCTTTATGCCAAATAGGCGAAGTATGGGAGTTTGCTTTTTATCCTGCTGCAAGTCAGAAAAATATGAAGTTCTATCATGAACTGAGTGTTAATGGGAGTCCAACTTTCCGAAGTGGTTTCTTTGTGGTTAAAACATCAATGAAGCAATACAAACTAAGGATACCTAAAGTGTTGTTGAGAATGATGAAAGCTAACTATGAAAAACAAATAAAAATACGGGAGATGTATAAGGAAATGCATGGTAAAGATATGGATATATAAGACGCATTAAATAGCATCAAATTGCATGGTTTTTCCTCCCCTGCAGTGAGTGAGCGCCACCAGTGCTGGCGCGTCTCCGACGTGTTTGTGCAACTGCATTAAAACCGACCCATGAAGCGGGCGGGCGAGGCGGGGAAAGCACTGCGCGCTGGCGGTGGTGCTGATTTTATTTTTTCAGCGTCTGAGCGCGTCGTGACGGCGTTTGGATTGTGCGCCGGGGCGTTGGTGGGTCTGCGGGATGTTTTGTGCGGTGGTGAGCGTGTGAGGGCGTGATGACGGGGTGTAAAAAGCCGCCCGCAGGCGGCGATGTTCAGCCGTTGTCAGTGTCCAGTGAGTAGTTTTTAAAGCGGATGACCTCCTGACCGAGCCAGCCGTTTATCTCGCGGATCCTGTCCTGTAACGGGATAAGTTCATTGCGGACAAAGACCTTTGCCACTTTCTCAATATCACCCAGCGACCCGACGTTCTCCGGCTTGCCGCCCATCAACTGAAAGGGGATGCGGTGCGCGTCCAGCAGGTCAGCGGCGCTGGCTTTTTTGATATTAAAAAAATCGTCCTTCGTTGCCACTTCACTGAGCGGGATAATTTTAATGCCGTCGGCTTTCCCCTGCGGGGCATAGAGAAACAGATTTTTAAAGTTGTTGCGGCCTTTCGACTTAACCATGTTTTCGCGAAGCATTTCGATATCGTTGCGATCCTGCACGGCATCGGTGACGTACATGATGTATCCGGCATGTGCGCCGTTTTCGTAATACTTGCGGCGGAACAGCGTGGCCGACTCATTCAGCCAGGCAGAGTTAAGGGCGCTGAGATATTCCGGCAGGCCGTACAGCTCCTGATTAATATCCGGCTCCAGCAGGTGAAACACGGAGCCGGGCGTGAAAGGTGTCGGCTCGTTGAAGGACGGCACCCACCAGTAAACATCCTCTTCCACACCACGGCGGGTATATTTTGCCGGTGAGGTTTCCAGTCTGATGACCTTACCGGTGGTGCTGTAACGCTTTTCCAGAAACGCATTACCGAACACCAGAAAATCCAGCACAAAGCGGCTGAAATCCTGCTGGGAAAGCCACGGGTGCGGGATAAATGTCGAGGCCAGAATATTGCGTTTGACGTAAATCGGTGAGCTGTGATGCACGGCAGCACGCAGACTTTTTGCCAGACCGGTAAAGCTGACCGGCGGCTCATACCATCTGCCGTTACTGATGCATTCTACGTAATCCAGAATGTCACGGCGGTCGAGTACCGGCACCGGCTCGCCAAAGGTGAATGCCTCCATTTTCAGGGCGCTGGCGGTCATTGTTTTTGCCGCAGGTTGCGGTGTTTTCCCTTTTTTCTTACTCATCAGTAAAACTCCAGAATGGTGGATGTCAGCGGGGTGCTGATACCGGCGGTGAGTGGCTCATTTAACAGGGCGTGCATGGTCGCCCAGGCGAGGTCGGCGTGGCTGGCTTCCTCGCTGCGGCTGGCCTCATAGGTGGCGCTGCGTCCGCTGCTGGTCATGGTCTTGCGGATAGCCATAAACGAGCTGGTGATGTCGGTGGCGCTGACGTCATATTCCAGACAGCCACGGCGGATAACGTCTTTGGCCTTGAGCACCATTGCGGTTTTCATTTCCGGCGTGTAGCGGATGTCGCGCGCGGCGGGATAGAACGAGCGCACGAGCTGGAACACGCCGACACCGAGGCCGGTGGCATCAATTCCGATGTATTCGACGTTATATTTTTCGGTGAGTTTGCGGATGGATTCCGCCTGGGTGGCAAAGTCCATGCCTTTCCACTGGTGACGCTCAAGTATTCTGAATTTGCCACCGGCCACCACCGGCGGTGCCAGCACCACGCATCCGGCACTGTCGCCACGGTGTGACGGGTCGTAACCAATCCAGACCGGGCGGGAGCCGAACGGATTCGCGGCAAACGGCGCATAGTCTTCCCATTCTTCCAGCGTGTCGACCATGCAGCGTTGCAGCTCCTCGAACGGGAATACCGACGCCTTGTCGTCAACAAATTCACACATGAACAGGTTTTTAAAATCGTCGGCGCTGTTTTCACGTTTGAGCTGCTCAATGTCGAACAGCGTGCAGCCGCCTTTCAGCGCGTCCTCAATGGTGACAATCTGCCGCCACTGGCCGTCTGCACAGAGAAGCCCACCGGCAAGGGCGTTATGACTGACGTCGATTTCCACGCGTTCGGCGGCGCTGGCGCGTCCCCGGTTAAACAGTTCACCCGACCAGAACGGGTAGGCGTCGTGCGCCAGCGTGGACGGGGTGGAGAAATAGGTCGAGCGCAGGTGACTCTGTGAGGCCATACCTGATGCCACCTTACGCAGTACCTGAAAATTCGGGATCCAGAAAATCTCGTCGACGTACAGGTCGCCGTTATGGCTCTGTGCGGTGTTGGAGTTGGTGCCGAGAAAAATCAGTTTTGCGCCGTTATTGCCCAGGACAATCGGGTCACCGGTCAGGTCAACGTCAACCAGCCGGGCAAAGGCGATGATGTATTCGCGGAACACATACGCCTGCGTTTTACTGGCCGACAGAAAAATCTGGTTATGACCGGTTTTCAGGGCGCGCAGCAGCGCCTCGCGGGAAAAATAAAACGTCGCGCCAATCTGGCGGGATTTCAGAATATCGCGGATGCGGTGCTCAAGCCCGGCGCGATACCAGTGCAACTGATAGTCGAAAGACTGCTCAAAGAAAATCTGCTCCAGCTTTTCGATGGCCTTGTCACTGAAAAAATTCTTTTTCAGTTTGCGCCGCCCGCCTTTGTTGCGGTTAGCGACGTTCGGATTAAGGTCTGCCTCGTTGCCGGTCTGACTGTAACGGTTTACCCGTGCCAGTCGTTCAATCTGGCGTCCCAGCAGGTCAATTTCCTTGAAGTCACCGCCGGTTTTCTGCGGTTTGATGATGAGCTGGGTCAGCCGCGCTTCCAGACTCATTTCGACACGGCTGATGGGGGCAACGCTGTCCCAGCCGTCGCGCTGTTTCCAGCTCTGCACCGTCGGGCGTTTCATCTGCAACATGGCGGCAATCTGCGGCACGGAAAACCCCTGCCAGTACAGCAGCGCCGCCTGACGACGTGGGTCGTGTAAAAGAGTGGTGTCTGTGGTGATGGTCATGAATACCTCGCCGTGATGAATACACGGCAAGGCTACTGAGTCGCGCCCCGCGATTCGCTAAGGTGCTGTTGTGTCAGTGATAAGCCATCCGGGACTGATGGCGGAGGATGCGCATCGTCGGGAAACTGATGCCGACATGTGACTCCTCTAATCACTATTCAGGACTCCTGACAATGGCAAAAAAAGTCTCAAAATTCTTTCGTATCGGCGTTGAGGGTGACACCTGTGACGGGCGTGTCATCAGTGCGCAGGATATTCAGGAAATGGCCGAAACCTTTGACCCGCGTGTCTATGGTTGCCGCATTAACCTGGAACATCTGCGCGGCATCCTGCCTGACGGTATTTTTAAGCGTTATGGCGATGTGGTCGAACTGAAGGCCGAAAAGATTGACGACGATTCGGCGCTGAAGGGCAAATGGGCGTTGTTTGCAAAAATCACCCCGACCGATGACCTTATCGCGATGAACAAGGCCGCGCAGAAGGTCTACACCTCAATGGAAATTCAGCCGAACTTTGCCAACACCGGCAAATGTTATCTGGTGGGGCTGGCCGTCACCGATGACCCGGCAAGCCTCGGCACGGAATACCTGGAATTCTGCCGCACGGCAAAACACAACCCCCTGAACCGCTTCAAATTAAGCCCTGAAAACCTGATTTCAGTGGCAACGCCCGTTGAGCTGGAATTTGAAGACCTGCCTGAAACCGTATTCACCGCCCTGACCGAAAAGGTGAAATCCATTTTTGGCCGCAAACAGGCCAGCGATGACGCCCGTCTGAATGACGTGCATGAAGCGGTGACCGCTGTTGCTGAACATGTGCAGGAAAAACTGAGCGCCACTGAGCAGCGCCTCGCTGAGATGGAAACTGCCTTTTCCGCACTTAAGCAGGAGGTGACTGACAGGGCGGATGAAACCAGCCAGGCATTTACCCGCCTGAAAAACAGTCTCGACAACACCGAAAGTCTGACCCAGCAGCGCCGCAGCAAGGCCACCGGCGGTGGCGGTGACGCCCTGATGACGAACTGCTGACCGTGTCAGTCAGTCCGGGAAAACCTTCACGATTAACCCTTAATTTCAGGAAAAACTATGCGCCAGGAAACCCGCTTTAAATTTAATGCCTACCTGTCCCGTGTTGCCGAACTGAACGGCATCGACGCCGGTGATGTGTCGAAAAAATTCACCGTTGAACCGTCGGTCACCCAGACCCTGATGAACACCATGCAGGAGTCCTCTGATTTTCTGACCCGCATCAATATTGTGCCGGTCAGCGAAATGAAAGGGGAAAAAATTGGTATCGGTGTCACCGGCTCCATCGCCAGCACCACCGACACCGCCGGTGGCACCGAGCGTCAGCCGAAGGACTTCTCGAAGCTGGCGTCCAACAAGTACGAATGCGACCAGGTTAACTTCGATTTTTATATCCGCTACAAAACGCTGGACCTGTGGGCGCGTTATCAGGATTTCCAGCTCCGTATCCGTAACGCCATTATCAAACGCCAGTCCCTTGATTTCATCATGGCCGGTTTTAACGGCGTGAAGCGTGCCGAAACCTCTGACCGCAGCAGCAATCCGATGCTGCAGGATGTGGCAGTCGGCTGGCTGCAGAAATACCGCAATGAAGCCCCGGCGCGCGTGATGAGCAAGGTCACTGACGAGGAAGGCCGCACCACCTCTGAGGTCATCCGCGTGGGTAAGGGCGGTGATTATGCCAGCCTTGACGCGCTGGTGATGGATGCGACCAACAACCTGATTGAACCGTGGTATCAGGAAGACCCTGACCTTGTGGTGATTGTGGGTCGCCAGCTACTGGCGGACAAGTATTTCCCCATCGTCAACAAGGAGCAGGACAACAGCGAAATGCTGGCCGCTGACGTCATCATCAGTCAGAAACGCATCGGTAACCTGCCGGCGGTACGCGTTCCGTACTTCCCGGCGGATGCGATGCTCATCACGAAGCTGGAAAATCTGTCCATCTACTACATGGATGACAGCCATCGCCGCGTGATTGTGGAAAACCCGAAACTCGACCGCGTGGAGAACTACGAGTCAATGAACATTGATTACGTGGTGGAAGACTACGCCGCCGGTTGTCTGGTGGAAAAAATTAAGGTCGGTGATTTCTCCACACCGGCTAAAGCGACCGCAGAGCCGGGAGCGTAACCGATGACGAGTCCCGCACAGCGCCACATGATGCGGGTCTCGGCAGCGATGACCGCGCAGCGGGAAGCCGCCCCGCTGCGACATGCAACTGTCTATGAGCAGATGCTGGTCAAGCTGGCCGCAGACCAGCGCACACTGAAAGCGATTTATTCAAAAGAGCTGAAGGCCGCGAAAAAGCGCGAACTGCTGCCGTTCTGGTTGCCGTGGGTGAGCGGCGTGCTGGAGCAGGGCAAAGGCGCACAGGATGACATTCTGATGACGGTCATGCTGTGGCGTCTGGATACCGGCGATATTGCCGGTGCGCTGGAGATTGCCCGTTATGCCCTGAAGTACGGTCTGACCATGCCGGGTAAACACCGCCGTACCCCGCCGTACATGTTCACCGAGGAGGTCGCGCTCGCGGCCATGCGCGCCCACGCTGCCGGTGAGTCTGTGGATCCCCGCCTGCTGACGGACACCCTTGAACTGACCGCCACGGCTGACATGCCTGATGAAGTGCGCGCAAAGCTGCACAAAATCACCGGTCTGTTTCTGCGTGACGCTGGTGATGCCGCAGGGGCGCTGGCGCATCTGCAACGTGCGACACAGCTCGACTGTCAGGCAGGCGTCAAAAAAGAGATTGAACGACTGGAGCGGGAGCTGAAACCGAAGCCGGAGCCGCAGCCAAAAGCGGCCACCCGTACCCCGCGTAAGACCCGGAGCGTGACACCGGCAAAACGTGGACGCCCGAAAAAGAAAGCCAGTTAACAACCGAATGCGCCCCGCGCCAGGGCGGCACGCCGGTCAGTGAGGGTGAATCACCTGACACTGCACCGGCGTCCACCGCCCGACTTTTCAGAGGTAGTCATGATGACGCTGATTATTCCGCGAAAGGAGGCTCCCGTGTCCGGTGAGGGTACGGTGGTCATCCCGCAACCGGCAGGCGACGAGCCGGTGATTAAAAACACGTTCTTTTTTCCCGATATCGACCCGAAGCGCGTCCGGGAACGTATGCGCCTTGAGCAGACCGTCGCCCCCGCCCGTCTGCGTGAGGCCATCAAGTCAGGCATGGCGGAGACGAATGCGGAGCTGTACGAGTACCGCGAACAGAAAATTGCCGCCGGTTTTACGCGTCTGGCGGACGTTCCGGCGGACGACATCGACGGTGAAAGCATCAAAGTTTTTTACTACGAGCGCGCCGTGTGTGCGATGGCGACCGCGTCGCTTTATGAGCGTTACCGCGGCGTGGATGCCAGTGCCAAGGGCGACAAGAAGGCCGACAGCATTGACAGCACCATTGATGAGCTGTGGCGGGATATGCGCTGGGCGGTGGCGCGTATCCAGGACAAGCCGCGCTGCATCGTGAGTCAAATCTGATGAAGACCTTTGCGCTACAGGGCGACACGCTCGACGCCATTTGTGTCCGGTATTACGGGCGCACTGAGGGCGTGGTTGAGACCGTGCTCGCCGCAAATCCGGGACTGGCTGAACTGGGTGCGGTGCTGCCGCACGGCACCGCCGTCGAACTGCCCGACGTTCAGACCGCGCCCGTAGCTGAAACTGTCAATCTGTGGGAGTAACGCATGACAGCAGAAGAAAAAAGCGTCCTGTCGCTTTTCATGATTGGGGTGCTGATTGTTGTCGGCAAGGTGCTTGCCGGTGGTGAACCCATCACCCCGCGTCTGTTTATCGGGCGCATGTTGCTCGGTGGTTTTGTCTCGATGGTTGCCGGTGTTGTTCTGGTGCAGTTTCCTGACCTGTCACTGCCTGCGGTGTGCGGCATCGGATCCATGCTGGGTATCGCCGGTTATCAGGTGATTGAGATTGCCATTCAGCGCCGTTTTAAGGGCAGGGGGAAACCGTAATGCCGGTAATTAACACGCATCAGAATATCGCCGCCTTTCTCGACATGCTGGCCGTGTCCGAAGGGACGGCGAACCATCCGCTGACGAAAAACCGGGGCTATGACGTGATAGTCACCGGACTGGACGGAAAGCCGGAAATTTTCACCGACTACAGTGACCACCCGTTCGCACATGGTCGACCGGCGAAGGTGTTTAACCGTCGCGGTGAAAAATCCACGGCCTCCGGTCGCTATCAGCAGCTTTACCTGTTCTGGCCACACTACCGCAAACAGCTTGCCCTGCCGGATTTCAGTCCGTTGTCACAGGACAGACTCGCCATTCAGTTGATCCGCGAACGCGGTGCACTGGAGGACATTCGGGCGGGACGCATTGAGCGCGCCATTTCACGCTGTCGCAATATCTGGGCGTCCCTGCCGGGTGCCGGTTACGGTCAGCGTGAGCATTCACTGGAAAAACTGGTCACCGTCTGGCGTACCGCCGGCGGTGTACCGGCTTAAACGGAGTCAACACCATGAAGAAATTATCCCTTTCACTGATGCTGAACGTGTCGCTGGCGCTGATGCTGGCACTGTCCCTGATTTACCCGCAGAGCGTGGCCGTCAATTTTGTCGCTGCCTGGGCGATTCTGGCGACGGTTATCTGTGTGGTTGCCGGCGGTGTCGGCGTGTATGCCACAGAGTATGTACTGGAACGCTACGGGCGGGAGCTGCCGCCGGAATCGCTGGCCGTGAAGATTGTCACGTCGCTGTTTTTGCAGCCGGTGCCGTGGCGCAGACGGGCGGTGGCTCTGGTGGTGATGGTGGCGACATTTATCTCGCTGGTCGCTGCCGGGTGGATTTTTACCGCGCTGATTTATCTCGTGGCGTCGCTGTTTTTCCGGCTGATACGTACGGCCTGCCGTCAGCGTTTTGAGGGGCGGGAACCATGTCAAAGCTGATGATTGTGCTGGTTGTGTTGTTATCGCTGGCGGTGGCCGGGCTGTTTCTGGTGAAGCATGAAAACGCCAGCCTGCGCGCCTCGCTGGACAGGGCGAACAACGTCGCCAGCGGGCAGCAGACGACCATCACCATGCTGAAAAATCAGCTTCATGTTGCCATCACCAGGGCAGATAAAAACGAGCTGGCGCAGGTTGCACTGCGTCAGGAGCTGGAGAACACCGCGAAGCGTGAAGCACAGCGCGAGAAAACCATCACGAGGTTACTGAATGAAAACGAAGATTTCCGCCGCTGGTACGGTGCTGACCTGCCTGATGCTGTGCGCCGGTTGCACCAGCGTCCGGCCTGCACTGACGCCAGTGATTGTCCACAACGCCTGCCCGAAAGTGAGTCTTTGCCCGATGCCGGGCAGTGACCCGCAGAAGAACGGCGATTTAAGTGCCGATATCCGGCAGCTTGAGAACGCGCTGGCACGTTGTGCCAGCCAGGTAAAAATGATTAAACACTGTCAGGACGAAAACGATGCTCAAACCCGACAGCCTGCGCAGGGCACTGACTGATGCCGTCACGGTGCTGAAAACCAGCCCCGAGATGCTGCGGATATTCGTGGATAACGGGAGTATTGCCTCCACACTGGCGACGTCGTTGTCATTCGAAAAGCGTTACACGCTCAATGTCATTGTGACCGACTTTACCGGTGATTTTGACCTGCTCATTGTGCCGGTGCTGGCGTGGCTGCGGGAAAATCAGCCCGACATCATGACCACCGACGCAGGCCAGAAAAAGGGCTTCACGTTTTATGCAGACATCAACAATGACAGCAGCTTTGATATCAGCATCAGCCTGATGCTGACCGAGCGTACGCTGGTTAGTGAGGTGGGCGGTGCGCTGCATGTGAAGAATATCCCGGAACCTCCGCCGCCGGAGCCGGTCACCCGCCCGATGGAGCTGTATATCAATGGCGAACTGGTGAGCAAGTGGGATGAATGAGTTTAAGCGTTTTGAAGACCGACTGACCGGACTGATTGAGTCGCTGTCACCGTCAGGGCGTCGGCGACTGAGTGCCGAACTGGCGAAACGTCTGCGGCAGAGTCAGCAGCGTCGGGTGATAGCACAGAAAGCCCCGGACGGCACACCCTACGCGCCACGCCAGCAGCAGAGCGCCAGAAAAAAGACCGGTCGCGTTAAGCGAAAAATGTTTGCGAAACTTATCACCAGTCGTTTTTTGCATATCCGCGCCAGCCCGGAGCAGGCATCAATGGAATTTTACGGCGGGAAGTCACCGAAAATCGCCAGCGTGCATCAGTTCGGTCTGTCGGAAGAAAACAGGAAAGACGGTAAGAAAATTGATTATCCGGCGCGTCCTCTGCTCGGCTTTACCGGTGAGGATGTGCAGATGATTGAAGAGATTATTCTGGCTCACCTGAATCGCTAGCTTTATTGATCTGAGAATATAAGAATGAAATTATTTGATTTAGTATGATTTATTTTGAATCTTTACGTTAATAAATAAAAGGCCAGTTATTGGCCTTTTATCATTACTTGCCATTTTTCAATGCATTGATTAACGATGCTATTTGTTCAATACCATCAAATGTAGATGGTATCTTATCATCGGATAGCATGATGTTCGAAAATACTACGTCTTCAAATTTTGAAAGAGCTTCTGGGTTGTTTTCCCTTATCTCTGAGGAATAGTCGCTATAACTCTGAATAAACTGACAAAGGCTCTTTCTGAGTTCTATTTGCATAATCTGAGTTCGTAACGATATGTGATTTATCAGTACAACTCTAAAGTAATACATGAAAATCAATGTGACTGATGCAAAAGGTAGTGCTGACATGAAATATGTGGCAGCATTTGTCGTTTCGAGAGTTGGTAATTTATGCATTCCATAGTATATCAGCGGGGATGGGATGATTATAGCTAAGATGATAAGGATTATTCTTGATAGTAAAATTTCACGTTCTTTCTTTTTGCCAAGTGAATTAAAGCCTTCAAACAATCCAACAAAATTAAATGCGACCTCATACCCTTTCAATGATTCTTTAATTGACTCTATTTTGGTATGTTGTTCCTTTAAAAAGGACTCGCATTTTTCGAAAAATTGACGACCTTCGCTTAAACTATCAATATATTTTTTATATGTGTCCACATTGCCTGAGCTTAAAACTTCTTTAACCATTGCTAATGGTAGTTCTCTAAGAGAAAAGTCTATCTGTGCTCTGCTTTGTTCATCGAATTCATTATAGTTATACAGAGCGAAATCCTTGATGGTTTTTAGTGGTGAAAAGAAAGTATCTGTCTCAGGAGAGAGAATACTTGGCTCAATAATAAATCTAAAAAAACAAGTGAATATAAAATTGATGCTGTTGTTATCCTCTCCCTTTTCTTTTAATAAGTTTGTAAAGGTATTACCAATCCTGACAATGTTGTACTGGGATTTTTTGTCCCAATCTTCTGGGTTTTCAGAAATGAAGTCTATTGCTTGAGCAATTATTTTGTTTCTGTTTGATTCAAAGGTTGTGCTGGGTGTCAGCGTGTTCAAAAAGACCAGATAATCTTTGAACAATTCTTTCATTGTTTTTGATGAGAAAAAGTAAGTGTTCATTATGGATTTTGTTGTCCCTTGTTGTTCTGTGCACCAGAAATCGTTGCGTGATTTACTTCGGGATTGTACAGAATCATTATTCTCGAATGAATACACAATACAATGAAATACTTCGCTTTATACGCAATATGATTCGCACCGGCATTATCGTCGAAACCGACCTTAACGCCGGTCGCTGCCGTGTGCAGACCGGCGGCATGTGCACCGACTGGCTTCAGTGGCTGACCCATCGCGCCGGACGTTCGCGCACATGGTGGGCACCTTCCGTGGGGGAACAGGTGTTGATTCTGTCCGTGGGCGGTGAACTCGACACGGCGTTTGTTCTGCCGGGGATTTATTCCGGCGATAATCCCGCGCCGTCTGCGTCGGCGGATGCCCTGCATATCCGTTTCCCTGACGGGGCGGTGATTGAGTATGAACCCGAAACCAGTGCACTTACGGTAAGCGGAATTAAAACGGCCAGCGTGACGGCTTCTGATTCTGTTACCGCCACGGTGCCTGTGGTCATGGTGAAAGCATCAACCCGCGTCACCCTGGACACACCGGAGGTGGTCTGCACCAACAGGCTGATTACCGGCACGCTGGAAGTGCAGAAGGGCGGGACGATGCGCGGCAACATTGAACACACCGGCGGTGAACTCTCATCAAACGGTAAGGTACTGCATACCCATAAACACCCCGGCGACAGCGGCGGCACAACCGGGAGTCCTCTATGACAGCGCGTTATCTCGGAATGAATCGCAGTGATGGCCAGACTGTCACTGACCTTGAGCATATCAGCCAGAGTATCGGCGATATCCTGCGCACACCGGTCGGCTCACGGGTGATGCGTCGTGATTACGGCTCGTTGCTGGCATCAATGATTGACCAGCCGCAGACCCCGGCGCTTGAGTTGCAGATTAAGGTCGCCTGTTACATGGCGGTGCTGAAATGGGAACCCCGAGTCACCCTGTCATCCGTCACCACTGAGCGCAGTTTTGACGGGCGAATGACGGTCACGTTAACCGGCCAGCACAACGACACCGGCCAGCCACTTTCGTTAACCATCCCTGTGAGTTGAAACCATGCCGATTATCGACCTGAACCAGCTACCCGCACCGGATGTGGTCGAGGAGCTGGACTTTGAAACCATTCTTGCCGAACGCAAGGCGACACTGATTTCCCTTTACCCGGAAGACCAGCAGGAGGCGGTCGCCCGTACCCTGACGCTGGAATCTGAGCCTCTCGTCAAACTGCTGGAGGAAAATGCTTATCGTGAGCTTATCTGGCGTCAGCGTGTGAATGAGGCTGCACGGGCGGTGATGCTGGCCTGTGCAGCCGGTAATGACCTTGATGTGATTGGTGCCAATTACAACACCACGCGCCTGATTATCACCCCGGCAGATGATTCGACCATCCCGCCGACACCGGCAGTGATGGAATCTGACACCGATTATCGTCTGCGTATTCAGCAGGCGTTTGAAGGTTTAAGCGTCGCCGGGTCGGTGGGTGCCTATCAGTATCATGGCCGCAGTGCCGACGGGCGTGTCGCGGATATCTCTGTCACCAGTCCGTCTCCGGCCTGCGTCACCATCTCTGTGCTGTCACGTGAAAATAACGGCGTCGCATCCGAAGACCTGCTGGCTGTGGTGCGTAACGCCCTTAATGGCGAGGACGTCAGGCCGGTGGCCGACCGCGTGACCGTGCAGTCTGCCGCCATCGTTGAATACCAGATAAACGCCACGCTTTACCTTTACCCTGGTCCCGAAAGCGAACCCATCCGCGCTGCCGCCGTGAAAAAACTAGAAGCGTACATCACGGCACAGCACCGGCTGGGGCGCGACATCCGTCTGTCTGCCATTTATGCCGCTTTGCATGTGGAAGGCGTGCAGCGTGTCGAGCTGGCCGCACCACTGGCCGACATTGTGCTCAACAGTACGCAGGCGTCTTTCTGTACCGAATACAGCGTCGTGACCGGAGGCTCGGATGAGTGATTCGCGACTGCTGCCGACCGGCTCATCACCGCTTGAAGTTGCCGCCGCAAAAGCCTGTGCGGAAATTGAAAAAACACCGGTCAGTATTCGTGAGCTGTGGAACCCGGACTCCTGTCCGGCAAATCTGCTGCCGTGGCTGGCGTGGGCGTTTTCGGTCGACAGGTGGGATGAAAAGTGGCCGGAAGCGACAAAACGCGCCGTTATCCGCGATGCGTATTTCATCCACTGTCATAAAGGCACTATCGGCGCAATCCGGCGTGTGGTGGAGCCGCTCGGCTATCTCATTAACGTAAAGGAATGGTGGGAGACAAACGACCCGCCCGGAACCTTCCGCCTTGATATCGGCGTACTGGAAAGCGGCATCACGGAGGAGATGTATCTGGAAATGGAACGGCTGATTGCCGATGCCAAACCCGCAAGTCGCCACCTTATCGGTCTGAACATTATCCAGGACATTCCCGGCTATCTGTATACAGGCGGTGTGGTCTGTGATGGTGATGTTATTACTGTTTATCCCGGATAAGTGAGAAACAATGAGCACGAAATTTAAAACCGTTATCACTACTGCCGGAGCCGCAAAGCTGGCAGCCGCCACTGTCCCCGGCGGGAAAAAAGTAAACCTGTCTGCAATGGCCGTGGGTGACGGTAATGGCAAATTGCCGGTGCCGGATGCCGGTCAGACGAAACTGGTGCATGAGGTCTGGCGTCATGCTCTGAATAAAGTCAGCGTGGATAATAAGAATAAAAACTATATCGTGGCTGAACTGGTTGTACCGCCCGAAGTGGGCGGCTTCTGGATGCGTGAGCTTGGTCTGTATGACGATGCCGGAACACTGATTGCGGTATCCAACATGGCAGAAAGCTATAAACCAGAACTGGCTGAAGGCTCCGGACGTGCGCAGACCTGCCGCATGGTTATTATTCTCAGCAATGTGGCGTCCGTTGAGCTGAGTATTGATGCCAGCACAGTGATGGCGACGCAGGATTATGTCGATGACAAAATCGCAGAGCATGAGCAGTCCCGCCGCCATCCTGACGCCACGCTGACAGAAAAAGGTTTTACTCAGTTAAGCAGTGCAACAAACAGCACCAGTGAAAAGCTGGCGGCAACGCCAAAGGCAGTAAAAGCAGCCTATGACAATGCTGAGAAACGTCTGCAGAAAGACCAGAACGGTGGCGATATTCCAGATAAGGGCGCTTTTCTGGACAATATTGGCGTTACCAGCCTGACGTTTATGAAACACAATGGAATGATTCCAACCACTGACAATCTTGACTCCTATGGCCCAGAAGAAAAATATCTTGGAACGTGGTCATGTCCGTCACAATCCACTGCAAAACCAGAGTCTGGTTACCCTGAAGATAAAGGCAATGGGGTTCTGGAAGTATTCAATGCTGGTCGCTTTCACTGCACACAACGCTACACCACCCGAACCGGTAATATTTACATTCGGATGCTTGATGCAGAATGGAACCCTGTCAGTCCTGTATGGAGTGCATGGAGAGTTATTACAAGCGGGACTCGCCCATTAAGCACGTCAATTGACCTGAATTCTTTAGGTGGTGCGGAACACCTGGGAATATGGCGCAATAGCAGTACATCAATAGCCTCATTTGACCGTCATTTCCCGGAGGAAGGGAGTTTTGGGCAGGGTATTCTGGAAGTCTTTGAAGGCGGTCTGTATGGGAGGATGCAACGTTACACCACCCGTAGTGGGACTATGTACATTCGCGGACTGACTGCCTCATGGGATGCAGAAAATCCACAATGGGAGGACTGGATTGCTGTTGGGTATCAGTCCACGGGATGGACTTATTCAGGGGATCTTGATGACCTTTTAAAGCCTGGTATTTATAGCGTTACGAAACAGGCCACAAATGCACCTGTCACCGACTCTAAAGATCTTGCTGTTGGCTCAATAGTTGAAGTGAAAAAACGTTGTGATATTGAATCGTATATCCAGACATACACGACTGTTTCAGCAACGGATGCCTATAAAAACCGGACATTTCAGCGAACCCGCGCCAGCGGTGAAACTGACTGGGGGGAATGGGCGGAAGTATACAACTCAAAATCATTACTCACTAAATTAGGTGTCGGCGGTGTTACCGACAGGTTATCCAGTCTGGACTGGCAGACCTACGACTTTATACCGGGCAGCATGATAACTGTCAGGCTTTCAGATATGACCAATATTCCCGATGGGATGGAATGGGGCGTCATTGATACTAACCTGATAAATATCACTGTTGGCCCCAGTGAAGGCGGAGGTGTCGCCCGTTCAATGCAGGTATGGCGCAGCACTTCAAACAAAACCAACTATCGTTTTTTTACAGTCCGCTTATATGGAAATCCTGGGGAGCGTAGCTTCAATATTCGTCGGCTACCAATTATCGACGAAGCCCAGACATGGGAGGCAAAACAGACATTCAGTGCAGGCCTTTCTGGTGAACTGTCCGGCAATGCGGCTACAGCAACAAAGCTGAAAACGGCAAGGACAATTAACGGCGTAAAATTTGACGGCTCGGCAAATATTGAAGCGTTTCCGCCTGGTGTTCCGCTGCCGTGGCCATCAGATACACCACCTGCGGGCTATGCAATTATGCAGGGGCAGACGTTTGATAAGGCAGCATATCCGAAACTGGCTATAGCCTATCCTTCTGGTGTTATTCCAGATATGCGCGGCTGGACAATCAAGGGCAAACCCGCCAGTGGGCGTGCCGTATTGTCACAGGAACAGGACGGGATTAAATCGCATACTCACAGCGCCAGTGCGTCAAATACGGATTTGGGAACGAAAACAACCAGTTCATTTGATTACGGCACGAAGACAGTCAGTACGTTTAACTACGGAACAAAAACCACTAATACCACAGGTAACCATACACATACCATTTACAGAGGGAATGCCAATACTAATGGTGAAACCGGTAAAACAGGCTTTGACAACCCATCGTTTAATGGCACATCAGGAGCTGCCGGGAATCATGCCCACACGGTAGATATTGGAGCACATAACCATACTGTTGGTATTGGTGCACATTCACACACGGTTGCTATTGGCTCACACGGGCACTCTATTACCGTTAATGCTACAGGTAATACCGAAAACACCGTCAAAAACATCGCATTTAACTATATTGTGAGGCTTGCATAATGGCTTTCAGAATGAGTGCAGAAGCACAAACTATCCGCGTTTTCAATTTACTTGATGGAACCAATGAATTTATTGGCGAAAGTGATGCATATATTCCGCCGCATACAGGTCTGCCTGCAAACAGTACAGATATTACACCACCTGATATTCCGGCGGGTTTTGCTGCCGTTTTCAATGCAGATGAAATGAAATGGGAACTGATGGAAGACCATCGCGGAAAGACTGTCTATGAAACGAAAACGGGAGCAGCCATTTATATTTCTGAACTTGGCGCATTACCTCCAGACGTGACAGCCATTTCCCCGGAGGGGGATTATCAGAAATGGAACGGCAATGCGTGGGTGAATGATGAGAATGCAGAGCGTGATGCGCTTGTCAGAGCGGCTGACTCTCAGAAGAAAGAGCTGATTGCATATGCAGGTGAAATTATTGCCACGCTGCAGGATGCTGTCGATTTAGATATGGCTACCGAGGAAGAAAAGTTAAGCCTGACACACTGGAAAAAATACCGTGTGTTACTGAATCGCGTTCAGCCGGAAGATGCTCCGGATATAGAATGGCCGGAAATGCCGCAATAAATTGTAGAAGCTCTGATGTGAGTTTATACATCTATGGCACAGAGTAAAAAATAATCTGACAGTTCGCTCTGTGCCAAAAGCAGAATTTACCTCTTACGATTATACACCATGTAAAAAACGGTTATTTCTTCGTCGCTCTCCCTCGCTGCTAACTTCATTAAAAAATCCTCTGCTAACATCATCAGAAACATCAATAATGTGTTTTAACGCAGAAAGGGTCTCAAATTGCTTGCTCGTTAAGGCTGACTTATCAATCGCTAATTGCTCGTCATTTACATCTTTTAAGTAAGAAAAATACTTACCCAAAAAGCCTGCGATAACATCAGATAGTTGGACAGCCTCTGAGTCGTGGGATTTAACGAATTCATGATTCTGTATTGGTATGCCATTTTCAGTTAACGGGAAGTTTTTAACTTCATCTTGAATGCTTTTTTCTTCATCAAATATGTGAATGGAATTTTTAAATAGATACAAGTTTCTTAAATAGAATACCATAAAGCTATCGATCAGTTCTCGACCATGAAATCCCGATATGAACGGTAGTTCTTCGATTTTTAGAGATTCTTTAACCAAATTTTCGAGTGCGAGTGCTCGAAAATCTGGTAGCATACAACTGTGCATGCATGTAAAATCGATAAGCCAGAGGCAAAACTCATAAACTTTTTCTTCTGGAATATCGGGGTAGTTAAATTTATGTAGAGCATTCAGGAAAACATCGGGATTGCTATTGGCAAGCTCATAAAAATCGCTCTTAAATGACATGTGGTTCATGATATAAAAAGGATTGTGTAGCTCTCCAATAATAGAATCAACAATGTCAATAATAGACCAGTATGTGACATTAAGATTAAAATAATGGATATAGAAATTGTTTTCGATAAGCCAGTTTAGAATAATTAAAATCTTATCAGATTTAAGCATGTCCAAAAAACTACCCTTAGCAATATGTCTGAGTTTTAACTCATGGGCACTTTTTTGAAGATTAAGCTTTTGAAATAGGGTTGAATAATCGCTGTCAGTGCTTAACCCTTTGTGTAGTATTCCTGCAAGGATGAAATTATCCGCCTTTACAACATTGAAACCAGAATCTTTTAAATATAGTTTTCGAATGTTATTCGTTTCATCATAATAAAACGTATAGACTTCATCAGTATTTTGAAGACCATTATGCTTGATAAGTAACTCTCTAAGTTCATTGACATCCATTTTATTCCCCTAATGCAATTCTCAAACTAAGATTAATTTCAGTAATCATCATATAAAGTTAGCCTAACAAACATATTAATGAATGTCTGCTATTCGCTCAAGGCAGACTGTCAGATTTAATAGCGTTTTGATTATGTAACTTGTCAGCTGGAAGCTAAGTGAGAACAAATAAAGAAAAGGCGGGCTGATTGCCCGTCTTTTCTTTATCTGTTGTTTCATTCACTGACCAGCCAGGTCAAATAGCGTCTCATGCACTGCCCAACAGAAAATAGTTGTACCCATTAACCACGGAGTTAAACGGATGAGTGACTATCATCATGGCGTGCAGGTGCTGGAGATTAACGACGGCACCCGCGTCATTTCCACTGTATCCACTGCCATTGTCGGCATGGTCTGCACGGCCAGCGATGCGGATGCGGAAACCTTCCCCCTCAATAAACCGGTGCTGATTACCAATGTGCAGAGCGCAATTGCAAAGGCCGGTAAAAAAGGCACGCTGGCGGCGTCGCTGCAGGCCATCGCCGACCAGTCAAAACCGGTCACCGTTGTCGTGCGCGTGGAAGACGGCACCGGCGACGACGAAGAAACGAAACTCGCGCAGACCGTTTCCAATATCATCGGCACCACTGACGAAAACGGTCAGTACACCGGACTGAAAGCCCTGCTGGCGGCGGAGTCGGTAACCGGTGTTAAACCGCGCATTCTCGGCGTGCCGGGACTGGACACCAAAGAGGTGGCTGTTGCACTGGCATCAGTCTGTCAGAAGCTGCGCGCTTTCGGGTATATCAGCGCATGGGACTGTAAAACCATTTCCGAGGTGAAAGCCTATCGCCAGAATTTCAGCCAGCGTGAGCTGATGGTCATCTGGCCGGATTTCCTCGCATGGGATACGGTCACCAGTACCACCGCCACCGCGTATGCCACCGCCCGTGCACTGGGCCTGCGCGCTAAAATTGACCAGGAGCAGGGCTGGCATAAAACGCTGTCCAACGTCGGGGTGAACGGTGTTACCGGCATCAGCGCATCTGTATTCTGGGATTTGCAGGAGTCCGGCACCGATGCTGACCTGCTTAACGAGTCAGGCGTCACAACGCTGATTCGTCGTGACGGTTTCCGCTTCTGGGGTAACCGTACCTGCTCTGATGACCCGCTGTTCCTCTTTGAAAACTACACCCGCACCGCGCAGGTGCTGGCCGACACGATGGCTGAGGCGCACATGTGGGCGGTGGACAAGCCCATCACCGCAACGCTGATTCGCGACATCGTTGATGGCATCAATGCCAAATTCCGAGAGCTGAAAACAAACGGCTATATCGTGGATGCGACCTGCTGGTTCAGTGAAGAATCCAACGATGCGGAAACCCTCAAGGCCGGAAAACTGTATATCGACTACGACTATACCCCGGTGCCTCCTCTTGAAAACCTGACCCTGCGCCAGCGTATTACTGATAAATACCTGGCAAATCTGGTCACCTCGGTTAACAGCAATTAAGGAGCCTGACCGATGGCAATGCCGCGCAAACTCAAATACATGAATGTCTTTCTGAACGGCTACAGCTATCAGGGCGTTGCAAAGTCCGTCACGCTGCCAAAACTGACCCGTAAGCTCGAAAACTATCGCGGTGCGGGGATGAACGGCAGCGCACCGGTAGACCTCGGCCTTGATGATGATGCGCTGTCAATGGAGTGGTCGCTCGGGGGCTTCCCGGATTCGGTTATCTGGGAGCTTTACGCTGCAACCAGTGCTGATGCCGTACCGATTCGTTTTGCTGGTTCTTACCAGCGCGACGATACCGGCGAAACGGTGGCCGTCGAAGTGGTCATGCGTGGGCGTCAGAAAGAAGTCGATACCGGAGAGGGTAAACAGGGAGAGGATACCGAATCGAAACTCCCGGTGATTTGTACTTATTTCCGGCTGACGATGGACGGTAAGGAGCTGGTCGAAATCGACACCATCAACATGATTGAGAAGGTGAACGGCGTCGACCGGCTGGAGCAACACCGCCGAAATATCGGCCTGTGATTTTCATCCGGTCAGCCTGGCTGACCGGTTAACCCTGATTCAGAAGTGAGAAAACCATGAACAAAGAAAATGTGATTACCCTGGACAATCCGGTCAAGCGTGGTGAGCAGGTTATCGAACAGGTCACGCTGATGAAACCCAATGCCGGGACGCTGCGCGGTGTCAGCCTGGCTGCGGTCGCGAACTCCGAAGTCGATGCACTGATTAAGGTGCTGCCGCGCATGACGGCACCGATGCTGACCGAGCAGGAAGTCGCCGCGCTGGAACTGCCTGACCTTGTGGCGCTGGTCGGTAAGGTGGTCGGTTTTTTGTCGCCGAACTCGGTGCAGTGACGTTTCCGAAAAATCTCTCGGTCGATGACCTGATGGCGGATGTGGCAGTGATATTTCACTGGCCGCCATCAGAACTGTATCCCATGAGCCTGGCCGAACTCATCACATGGCGCGAAAAGGCGCTCCGGCGAAGCGGAAACACGAATGAGTAACAATGTAAAATTACAGGTATTGCTCAGGGCTGTTGACCAGGCATCCCGCCCGTTTAAATCCATCCGCACAGCGAGCAAGTCGCTGTCGGGGGATATCCGGGAAACACAAAAATCACTGCGCGAGCTGAACGGTCAGGCATCCCGTATTGAGGGGTTCCGCAAGACCAGTGCACAGCTCGCCGTGACTGGTCAGGAACTGAAAAAAGCCAGACAGGAAGCCGCAGCTCTGGCTGTCCAGTTTAAAAATACTGAACGACCGACAAATGCACAGGCAAAGGCAATGGAAGCCGCGCGTAAAAATGCGTCTGAGTTACAGGCGAAATATAACAGCCTGAGATTGTCGGTACAGCGCCAGCGTCAGGAATTGAGTCAGGCGGGTATTAATACCCGTAATCTGGCGCATGATGAACGAGGGCTGAAAAACCGTATCAGTGAAACCACCACACAGCTTAACCGTCAGCGTGATGCGCTGGCGCGTGTCAGTGCGCAACAGGCAAAACTTAACGCAGTAAAACAGCGTTATCAGGCCGGAAAGGAGCTGGCCGGAAATATGGCCTCGGTGGGCGCTGCCGGTGTGGGGATTGCGGCGGCGGGAACGATGGCCGGAGTTAAGCTGCTGATGCCCGGTTATGAGTTTGCGCAGAAAAACTCAGAATTGCAGGCCGTGCTGGGAGTGGCAAAAGACTCCGCCGAAATGACCGCACTCCGCAAGCAGGCGCGCCAGCTCGGCGACAATACCGCAGCCTCGGCAGATGATGCAGCCGGTGCACAGATTATCATTGCGAAAGCGGGTGGAGATGCTGCGGCTATTCAGGCGGCAACGCCGGTCACGCTGAATATGGCACTGGCGAATCAGCGGTCGATGGAAGAAAACGCGCAACTGTTGCTGGGGACTAAGGCATCCTTTCAACTGTCAAATGATGATGTCAGCCATGTGGGCGACGTGTTGTCGGCAACGATGAATAAGTCGGCGGCTGATTTTCAGGGACTCAGTGATGCACTGACTTACCTCGGTCCGGTTGCGAGGACGGCAGGTGTAAGTCTTGAGCAGGCAGCGGCCATGACAGGTGTGCTGCATGATAATAACATCAGGGGGTCAATGGCGGGGACGGGGAGCAGTGCCGTTGTCACCCGATTACAGGCACCGACTGGAAAAGCATGGGATGCACTCAAAGAGCTTGGCGTTAAAACCTCGGACAAAAAGGGAAATATGCGTCCGTTGTTCACCATTCTGAAAGAGATTCAGGCCAGCTTTGATAAACACAAGCTGGGAACGTCTCAGAAGGGGGAATACCTTAAAACCATTTTTGGTGAGGAAGCCCTGAAATCAGCGAACGTTTTACTGGCAGCGGCAGCAAGCGGAAAACTGGATACGCTGGCCGCCACGCTGAAAGCCTCGGACGGTAAAACGGAAGAGCTGGTTAAAATCATGCAGGATAACCTCGGCGGTGACTTTAAGGAGTTTCAGTCCGCTTATGAGGCAGTGGGGACTGACCTGTTTGACCAGCAGGAAGGCGCACTGCGTAAGCTCACTCAGACTGCCACAAAGTATGTGTTAAAACTCGACGGCTGGATCAAGAAAAACAAATCACTGGCGTCAACCATCGGCCTCATTGTCGGTGGCGCGCTGGCACTTATTGGCATCATCGGTGCCATTGGTCTTGTAGCCTGGCCGGTTATCACCGGCATCAATGCCATTATCGCGGCAGCAGGCGCAATGGGGGCAATCTTCACGACGGTTGGCAGTGCTGTTATGACGGCCATCGGGGCGATTAGCTGGCCGGTTGTGGCCGTGGTGGCCGCCATTGTCGCCGGGGCGTTGCTTATCCGTAAATACTGGGAGCCTGTCAGCGCATTCTTTGGCGGTGTGGTTGAAGGGCTGAAAGCGGCATTTGCGCCGGTGGGGGAACTGTTCACGCCACTGAAGCCGGTGTTTGACTGGCTGGGCGAAAAGTTACAGGCCGCGTGGCAGTGGTTTAAAAACCTGATTGCCCCGGTTAAAGCCACACAGGACACCCTGAACCGTTGCCGTGATACGGGCGTCATGTTCGGGCAGGCACTGGCTGACGCGTTGATGCTGCCGCTTAATGCGTTCAACAAACTGCGCAGTGGTATTGACTGGGTACTGGAAAAACTCGGTGTTATCAACAAAGAGTCAGACACACTTGACCAGACCGCCGCCAGAACTCATGCCGCCACGTATGGTACCGGTGGCTATATTCCGGCGACCAGCTCTTATGCAGGCTATCAGGCTTATCAGCCGGTCACGGCACCGGCTGGCCGCTCTTATGTAGACCAGAGTAAAAACGAATATCACATCAGCCTGACGGGTGGTACTGCGCCGGGGACACCGCTTGACCGCCAGTTACAGGACGCGCTCGAAAAATACGAGCGGGATAAACGTGCGCGCGCCCGTGCCAGCATGATGCATGACGGTTAAGGAGGTGACGAAAAATGATGCTCGCGTTAGGTATGTTTGTTTTTATGCGCCAGACGCTGCCACACCAGACCATGCAGCGTGAATCAGATTATCGCTGGCCGTCAAATTCCCGTATCGGTAAACGGGATGCCTACCAGTTTCTCGGTGTGGGTGAGGAAAACATGACGCTTGCCGGTGTGCTTTATCCCGAACTGACCGGCGGAAAGCTGACGATGACCACGCTCAGGCTGATGGCAGATGAAGGCCGGGCGTGGCCGTTGCTGGATGGCACTGGCATGATTTACGGCATGTATGTCATCAGCAAGGTGAGTGAAACAGGGAGTATTTTCTTTGCAGACGGCACACCCCGGAAAATTGATTTTACGCTGTCTCTCACCCGCGTTGATGAATCACTGGCCGCGCTTTATGGCGATATCGGTAAACAGGCGGAGTCGCTCATCAGTAAGGCCGGCAGTATGGCGACCAGATTCACGGGTATGACGGGGGCAGGATAATGCTGGATGCGCTGACATTTGATGCAGGCAGTACGCTGACGCCGGATTACATGCTGATGCTCGACAGCAGGGATATTACCGGCAATATCAGCGACCGTCTGATGAGCATGACCCTGACGGATAACCGGGGCTTTGAGGCTGATCAGCTTGATATTGAACTGAACGATGCCGACGGGCAGGTCGGGCTGCCGATTCGTGGCGCTGTCCTGACGGTGTATATCGGCTGGAAAGGTTTTGCCCTGGTATGCAAAGGGAAATTTACCGTTGATGAGGTTGAACACCGGGGCGCGCCGGATGTGGTCACCATCCGCGCCCGGAGTGCAGATTTTCGCGGGACGCTCAATTCCCGCCGTGAAGGCTCCTGGCATGACACCACGCTCGGTGCGATTGTTGAGGCGATAGCCTCCCGTAACAGGCTGGAAGCCAGTGTCGCGCCGTCACTGGCAGGAATTAAAATCCCGCACATCGACCAGTCGCAGGAGTCTGATGCGAAATTCCTGACCCGTCTTGCAGAACGCAACGGCGGTGAGGTCTCGGTAAAAATGGGAAAACTGTTGTTTCTCAAAGCGGGGCAGGGGGTGACGGCCAGCGGTAAAAAAATCCCGCAGGTCACCATAACCCGCAGCGACGGCGACCGCCATCATTTTGCGATTGCTGACCGTGGAGCCTATACCGGCGTAACGGCAAAGTGGTTACACACCAAAGACCCGAAGCCACAAAAGCAGAAGGTAAAACTGAAACGCAAAAAGAAAGAGAAACACCTGCGCGCACTGGAGCACCCGAAAGCGAAACCAGTCACGCAGAAGAAAGCGCCAAAAGTACCGGAAGCGCGCGAAGGTGAATACATGGCTGGTGAGGCTGACAACGTTTTTGCCCTGACCACGGTATATGCCACGAAAGCGCAGGCCATGCGCGCCGCTCAGGCGAAGTGGGATAAGCTGCAACGGGGCGTTGCGGAGTTCTCCATCAGTCTGGCTACTGGTCGGGCAGATATTTACACGGAAACGCCGGTCAAAGTGTCAGGCTTTAAGCGCGTCATAGACGAGCAGGACTGGACAATCACTAAGGTGACACATTTTCTGAATAATAGCGGCTTCACGACGTCCTTAGAGCTTGAGGTCAGGCTTTCTGACGTGGAGTACGAAACAGAAGATGATGAGTAATGATTTGTTTTTATCTATTTGTTTTATAAGGATAAACTAACTAAAATGGCACCATCAACAAAACCGGAAGAGGTGCTCGCGATGTTTCATTGTCCTTTATGCCAGCATGCCGCACATGCGCGTACAAGCCGCTATATCACTGACACGACAAAAGAGCGTTATCACCAGTGTCAGAACGTGAATTGCAGCGCCACGTTCATCACTTATGAGTCGGTACAGCGATACATCGTGAAGCCGGGAGAAGTCCACGCCGTAAGGCCGCACCCATTGCCGTCAGGGCAGCAAATTATGTGGATGTAA